CTTCGAAAAATCTCCGGGGGAAGTTTTTTGAAATGGGGTACTAGTCCTGAAAAATTTTAGCAAACTTACTCGAACTCGGCCCGAAGGAGTTGAAAGTCTGTGAAGACTAGTCGAAAAGTTGCTAAGGAACCTGAGTTTCAGGCTCCGCCAACGTTGACTCCGGCGGGGCGGGAGGCTCGAATGATTGCTCGTGCCATGGATTTGGCTGAACAACAGCTCATAGATGGCACCGCATCATCACAAGTTATCACTCACTTCCTTAAGCTAGGAACGGAAACTGCGAAATTGGAGCGTGAACGGCTCCATAACGAGAACCTACTCATCCAAGCAAAGGCAGATCAGATCAAATCCAGCAAGGAGAACAAGGAACTGTATACTGAAGCCCTCAAAGCGATGTCGAGATACAGACCGAACGAGAGCGATGAAGACTAGATGCTATACAGACCTTAGATTGCTTACTGGATTTGAGGAAAGATTTGAATATCTCAAGCTTGGAGGAGAAGTTGGTAAGGATACATTCGGATTTGACCGATGGATCAACCAACGGTTCTATAAATCTCCTGAGTGGAGAAGAATAAGACGTGACGTAATCATTCGTGATGAGGGTCGTGACCTTGGAGTTGAAGGTTATGAACTTCAAAATGGAATTTACGTTCATCATATGAACCCAATGCTTCCTAAAGACATTGTTGATGCATCAGAGTGGATACTCAATCCTGAATATTTGATTTGTTGTTCGTTTGGCACCCACAACGCGATTCATTACGGAGATGCAAGCCTTCTTCCGAAGGTTATTGAGCGAAAGCCCAACGATACATGTCCATGGAAAAACTAATTTTAAAGGAAGGAGGAGCTCGCTATGGATTCAACAAGCATTCTTGACAGCATTAAGAAATTGCTTGGCATTGCTGAACATGATTTAGGATTTGACCAGGAAATCAAGGATCTTATCAATGCTGAATTTCTTACACTGCATCAACTTGGTATCGGACCTGAAGCGGGATTCTCCATTGACAGTCCTGATGTACGATGGAACGAATATACTGACAATCCACTTCTGATGGATGCTGTTCGTCAGTTTATTTATCTTCGTGTCAGGTTGATTTTTGATCCTCCTGCATCATCTACTGTTGCAGAATCGATCAACGACAGGATCCACGAACTTACATTCAGACTTAATGTTCAAGCCGAAGGAGATGCTGAAGAATCATGAGTATGACGTATTATGCAGTTACTGATGATCCTAATGAGCTTGCTCACTTCGGTATTAAGGGAATGAAGTGGGGCGTGCGGCATGATAAACCGCGCCATTCAGGATCCAGGAGAAACAGAAGTCCTGCATACAAGAAAGCGCAGAGCAAACTAAGTATGCTTATGCGCAATGGTATTAAAAGAGCCGAAGCTAAATGGAAAGCTTATAATTCACCTAAAGCGAAAGAAGAGCGTTTCATGAAGAAGGCCATGGAGCAAGCAAGAACTGGTACGCTGAAATACGGAAAGCTGACAGATGATCAGGTGCGCCGTGTTACAGATCGTCTGGCTCTTGAAAGAAATGCGCGCCAGCTTGGAAGTACAGAGAATCCAAAGTTTGGCAAGCGGCTTAAGACTGCTATTGGTGCTGGTATTATTTCCGGTATTGGGCAGGGAACAGCGTCGTATATTAATGAGCGCTTTAAGGGGCGTGGAGCAACAACTGCCGAGATCAAGCGCGACAAACGAATGGCAAAATATGAGTCAGATCAACGTGTGCAGCAGCGTAAGGCTCGTAATCAGGTTAACAAAGAGTATTACGAAGAAGCTGAAAGGCGCGGATATTCCACGCCTCTGTTTGATACTCAAGCTAATAAGGCAAAACAGCTTCAGGCATGGAAAGACAGAGATTCCTTTGAAGCCGAACGCCAGAAGAGACAAAACGCCTATTATGATACGTATGTTCGCACTGCTGCAGCAAACCGCGCAAGGAATAGAATACCCGATAAGTCCTCTTCTAACAACAATAATAATCAAAATAATAACGGCAATAATGGCAATGGTCAAAAGAATCCGCAGCTTCCGGTATCAATAAATATTTATGGTTCTTCCGGAAGACAAATTCGTACATCAGGAACAGCGTTGTCTTCTGTAAGGCGCAAGAGAAAATCAGGTGGCAAGCGTAATTGAGTCTCTCAAATACAGCCACGCCGAAATATTATGGTCAGTTTCGTGAATCTGTAAGACGCGGAGAGATTCCCGTTTGCAGAGAGATCTCGCTGGAGATGAACCGGATCGATGGGCTGATTGCCAATCCCGGTGTATATTACGATCCTCAGCCGGTTGAAGGATTTATTTCGTTCTGTGAAGGAGAGCTCACTTTGACAGACGGAAGTGATCTGAAACTTCTTGATTCATTCAAGCTATGGGCCGAACAGGTATTTGGCTGGTATTACTATGTAAAACGCAGCGTACCTGTAAAAGGAACGGACGGTATTTCTGTTCACTATGAGCAGAAGACTATCAAGAAACGACTGACCACAAAACAATTTCTGATCGTTGGCCGGGGTGCAGCGAAATCAGTATATGCCAGCTGCATTCAGAATTATTTCCTGAACATCGATCCGTCAACAACGGACCAGATCGTTACAGCGCCAACCATCAGACAAGCTGAAGAAACACTGGCTCCGATCCGCACTTCCATTACGCGGGCCCGAGGGCCTTTGTTTAAATTCCTTACAGAAGGGTCTCTACAGAATACGACAGGTTCTAAAGCAGACCGCTGTAAGCTAGCATCCACAAAGATGGGCATCCAGAACTTTATTACTGGATCCATCGTGGAAACTCGTCCCATGTCAATCGACAAACTTCAGGGCCTTCGCTGTAAAGTTGCCACCCTTGACGAATGGCTGTCCGGTGATATCCGTGAAGACGTTATTGGTGCAATCGAGCAAGGTGCTTCCAAACTGGATGATTATCTGATCGTCTGCACCAGTTCTGAAGGCGTCGTCCGGAATTCCATCGGAGATACCATCAAAATGGAACTGATGAGCATCCTGAAGGGCGAGTATAACAACCCACACGTATCTATCTGGTACTACAAGCTCGATGACGTGAAAGAAGTCGCCAATCCGAGCATGTGGGTAAAAGCCAATCCGAATCTTGGCAAAACTGTTACTTATGAAGCATACCAGCTGGATGTCGAAAGAGCAGAGAAAGCGCCGTCGACGAGAAATGATACGCTGGCAAAGAGATTCGGCATACCGTGCGAGGGCTTTACTTATTTCTTTACTTACAAAGAAACCCTCCCTCATCGCAAAAGAGATTTCTGGAATATGCGCTGTTCAATGGGCGTCGACCTTTCGCGTGGCGACGACTTCTGCGCTTTTACATTTCTGTTCCCGATCGGCGATGGGTCATTCGGTGTTAAGACGAGATGCTATATTACCTCGTCCACGTTTGCAAACCTGCCTTTGGCAATGCGGCAGAAGTATGAAGAATTTATCAAGGAAGGCACCCTCGTGATTATGGAGGGTACAATGCTTGATGTCCTTGAAGTATATGAAGAATTGCAAACGTTTATTGATAATTCTCGATTCCAGGTCGAGTCCGTTGGCTACGACCCATATTATGCAAAAGATTTTATCGAGAAATGGGAACAGAATAATGGGCCGTTCGGCATTGTCAAGGTTCCGCAGGGAGCGAGAACCGAGTCCGTACCATTGGGCGAAATTAAGAAGCTGGCAGAAGATCGCATGCTAATATTTGACCAGCAAATGATGTCATTCACGATGGGTAATGCAATCACCCTCGAAGATACGAACGGTAACCGTAAATTAATGAAGAAGCGGCACGAGCAAAAGATTGACTCGGTTGCGGCATTGATGGACGCTTTGGTCGCTTATAAACTATATCGCGATGCATTTGAATGACGGAGGTACAGAAATATGTACGAAGATACTTACATGTATGCCATTGAGCGCAGTCCTGAATATCTTGCGCACTATGGTGTCCGCGGAATGCGGTGGGGCGTTCGCCGGGCTCTGAAGAGCGGAAATGAGCGCCGTCTGAATCGGCAGTTCAACAAGGCTCAGAAGAAGCTGAATAAGCTTGTGAAGCAGTCTCAGAATACTGCCAAGTACAGGAAACGGGCTGCTCTGATGGGTGTTGGTGCTGCCGCTGCTGGTGGACTGGCTGCTGCTGGTACTACTGGTGTTGGGTCTCTTCTTAGGAAATCTGCTCGTGTAGTCACGCCAGGTGCTAAAGCTGTTGGAGCTGGTCTTTCCGCTGGTGGTAAAGCAATTGGTAATCTTGCTAATGCTATTCCTGGAAAGCAGCTTGGCATGTCTAAGCTTGCTGGTAGAATGAGTGCCGCAGGTAGGCGTATTAGTAGTAATGCTAACAATGCAGGTCAGGCTATGCGCGGTGCTGGAAATTCTGTTATCGCTTGGGGTACAAAGAACACCCTTGGCAAAGCTGCTGGTCATGAGCTTTATAAAGTTGCAGGCGGTCCTAATGAGTTTAATAAAAATCTTGTTAAACTCACAGGAAATAACGTCGCAGGTTATGAGCAGAAATTGGGAAGAGTATCTAACAATACCATCGCCCGTATTGGTGCTGGTGCTATTGGTGCTGGTCTTGCTGCCGGTGCTGCTCGGAATGCTTATAAGGCTGCTACAGCTCAGAAGCGTGAAGCCAAGTTCCGCAGTGAAATGCAGAAGGCTTTCAAGGGAACGAAGTATGCCAATCAGATCAGTGGCGGGCAGAATCGGTCCAGTCAGCCCCGGCAGGGTAAGAAGCGTCGTCGGAACGGTTAATTACGCCTGATAAAATTCATGACGCTTGCCG